GAAGATACTGTGGGGATTGCAGAACCATCTGTGTTTGTGATAGTGATATTGTTACCACTCTTAGATGCAACACGATAATAGTTTTCACGAGAATTTCTGTAGTTCAATTGTGTAGAACCAGAAATACCAGAGAATGATACCCAATGCCCTGGCGAGATACCAGATGCAGATGCAAGTGAAACTGTTACAGTAGAACCAGACTTAACAACGTTTGTTACGTTAGTTGCTGTGTGAGTTGTTTGGAATAGAACATCACCGAAACCAAAGGCAGGTTGGTTGTCACCATTCCAACGTCTTCTTGTTGAATTTGCAGCAGAAGAGCCTGGATTCTGTAACCTAGTTGGTCTAAAATCAAACCCACTACCACTTACTGTGATTGTGTCTGCTGGGCGAACATAGTCACCAACATTTTCATTATCGAAGAATGAGAATACTTTTGTGTTTGGACGCAAGTTACCAACAGTGAATGAAACCGCACGTCTACGCATGTATGGAATCATTGACATGCTTACAATTCTATCACCTAGATTTTGTGAGTCAACTGTAGACTGAATTGTTGTTCTGATACCAGAACGAACCTGTCCAACTTGTTGTGTAAACACTTGACGTGAACGAACTGTCTGTGTTGTAGTGAATGTTGTTCCACCACCACCACGAGATGATGTTGTATTATTACGTCTACTTAGAACTTCTGTTCTTACTGGAACTCTACGACCATACCAGTTGTCCTGCCAGTTATTCCAAACTGTTCCAGTGATACCGGCAGCGTCAGCGAGTTCACGAATAACATCAAAGTTATTGTCGTCATTAACAACAACATCTGGACGGCGAGTGGTGTCTTGCCAGTCATCAGAGTAAGGAACAAGATTGATTTCACCAGTAAATGGTGCAACCTTATATGGGTTAACATCAAATGAATCTGTTGCATAACTGTTAGAGATATACTCTACTTCCTCATAAGGAAGAGTTATTACTCCGTTTGAGTGAAGAACATAATTGTTAGAAGAACGAGTTGTGTCGTTATTTGCAACCTCAATCATACTCACGTTGTCAGTGAATGCCATTGGGCGTGCTTCACGTTCTGTCATATCGACAGCGCAACGATAGTCTGGGTTTCTGATATCACCAATAATGTGTCCAGTGAAGTTGTCTACAATGAAACCGTTTTTAAGTCTGTCAAAACCAGATGCATCCTTAACCACCAAGTCAGCAGTTTCTTTTTCAAGAAGGTTTAGTGCAGTATAGTATTCAAGGTTCTTGATACGCTTTTCTAGTTTACCAATGTCACGCATTGTGTATCTGCGATTGTCAAGTTTCTTGAAGTTAACCTCATTCATGTCAATCACATATGGTTCATATGTAATTTCGAATAGAGTCATACCACTATCTGGCTCTTGTGGTTTCTGTGGATTCGTAGATGGAACGCCTGGAATAAGGTCAAACTTACCAAGTCTATCCATCACAACAATATCACTTCTTCCCAAGTAGTATGAGAAGTCCGCCTCAACGTTTGTGCCGATGGCAGGAAGTTCTACTAGAGATGCAGTGCTGTTTGTGAAGTTTGAACCAGAGTCATCAATACGAGGACGAAAATCTAGACAGTCTCTCAAATCATAATTGTCACCATCACCACCAGTTGAAGTGTATTCTGGGATATCTTCATAATCAACAACACCATCATAGGAGTCAACTGAGAAGTAATCGCCCGCACCATGTGTGAAGTAATCGAATGTTACACGAACTGAACCAGTAGGAACTGGTGAGCCAGGGCGAAGTTTAATTCTTGCAAGATCATAGAATGCATCACGCATACCAGTATCAAATTCATATCTATCTGAGATATCAACTTCACCAGATGGATTGTATGTTCCAAATGCAGATGCCATCTTAACAGAAGTCAATCTGTAACCGTCTGCCTTACCTAGTGTGATAACACTGTTCTCAACTTCTGCTTGTGTTGTTGCGTCATAAGTTGCATCAGTATTAAGTGTCTTAGACTTTTCAACTGCGTTAGAGGCAGTTGCACGAACAGATGCAACCAAAGAAACTTGGTCACCATCTGTGGTAGGATTTGTTGATAGTCCACCTAGTCCACTGATAGTCAATGTTCTGTCAGATGCAGATAGTGAAAGGTTTCCAGAATCAATGTCCAGAATGTCACCGTCATTTCTTGAAGAGGTTCCATGTGCAGTTTCAACAACTAGAATATAGTTCTGTAGATTTGTTGTTGAAGCAAATGTCTCATCTGCACCAGCCACTGTAAACTGAACTGCGCCAGATGTAACTGCGGCAGCAGGAAACTTACGTCTTACTGTATATGCAGTAGACTGTTCATTGTCTGGGTTAGATGTAGAGTCACCACGCAACTTTCTCATTCTGAAGAAGTTGGTTGGGAAAACAAGTTTCTTTTGATCTGGACGAACAAGTGCAGCTTTAAAGTATTTAATTTGCCCACTAGTGATTGCGGCCGCAGCGTTTGCTGTCAGAGTCAAAGATGTGTTAGATGTTGGTGTAGACGCAAGTTGTCCAATGAAGGTGTCATTCAAATAAATGATATCACCCTCTAACAATTCTTGTGTGAACAATGCACCAGATACACCTGTAACTGTTGTAGAGCTTGTTGATGATGTTGCAAAACCAGAAACAGTCACAAACTCTGGACTGATATCAGCAGTAAATGTAGAACCAGAATTATCAACAGACTTAACATCTCTTTCGAAGTCAAATCCAGAATTCATATTGATATCAAAGAGTCCTAGTTTAAAACGAGTCTCTGATAGGGTTCCATCATAATCACCATCGTGAAGAATGTATGAACGAGCACGAGCAGTTCCAATAACAGAACCGGCACCACCAAGTTCATCATACAAAGAAATTGGTTCAAACTCATCAATCTCTGGAACACCAACTGTGTTCTCAACCAGAACGTAGTTACCTACTGGAGTTTGAATTGGTTTGTCAGTTACACGGGCGAAGGTTCTTGGTTTATCAACATTCAAGAACTGAGTTGTCATTGTCTCAAGTTCATACCCTTCAACATATGCTTTGCCTGGCTCGATTGCAAGAACCAACTGTGAAGCATCACCACCAGAGGCAGAACTATAGATGCCTCTATTTGTTCCATCGTTAAGGTGTTCACGCACTTCCATTTGGAAAGGACGAACTTCATAGTTACCAGACTCATCGTATGTTCTACGAGCAAGTGTGTGTTCTAGTTGTGAGTAATCTGCATACTTGACAAACTTCTCAACCTTACCTTGATTGATACGAGCAAGTTCAATAAAATCTGTGTCATCAGTTGCCTCAAATAGTTTCTTAACAAGAGTCAACTGAATTTTAAATCTGTGAGCGCCTGGCGCATTTTCGTTAGATGAACCAGTGGCGTTATCCAAAAGTGAAGTATCTTCTTCTGGAGTTACAAAACTTTCAGTGATTTGAAAACCGATACGATATGTTGGAGTGACTGCATACTTATCCAAAAGAATAGTTTGTTCTGCATTCTCAACAAAGAAACCATTTACAAAGTAAACACCTTTGTGAACTTGGATTGCAGAACCAATACCAACTGGATTATTGTCAGTTAGAATTTGTGCAGTAATTTCTGTCGTTTGGTTTGCGTCAAGCGCTGGGTTAACTGTTGTTGTGTTATTCACATTGTATGCTGTGATTGTTTCGCCCGCACCAAACTCTTTGGTAACACCGTCAACACCAGAGTCCTCATACTTGATATAAAGAGTAATAGGATCATCACCCTCTGCGGCAACGGTTCCAATAACCTTTGCTTTAAGACCAGTTTCTTGTGATTCAATAATCTTGTTTACAAAATCTGTTCTGTAATCTTCAACGTCTTGTGCGTTCCAAATCGAATCGACTTTAATATAATAGTATTCTAGGTCGTAGTTAAGATCGCCTGGGATAACCATTGAACCCTGTTCAAAAACGTGTTCACCGAATTTTGATACTTGGTTTTGAATGATAGACTGTATTTGTGTAAGTTCACGAGCTTGCACAGAGAAGCCAGGGCGAAACATAACTTTGTGAAAGTTTTTCGCTGTATCATAATCGTCATTATATGGAGATACGTTAAAGTTTGTAAGGCTCATTAATCAAGTTTCCTATTATTAAAATTCTACTACGATTTTAATGTCTTCTGTTTGGTCAGATGCACGAGAGATTGGACGGCGGTTTTCAACGTAGATAATCTTACCACTGTCTTGTTCCAATTCTGGATTCGCATAACCTTGATCCCATTGAACTGTTCCACCATTACTTAGTGTTTCTAAACTAGAGTTGCTTGAGTCTGGAGTTGCTGTCGCCCCAGAGTTACCACCAGTAATAGTGTTAGTTCCAGAGAATGCAACATAGTCACCGTCAGAATCAACACCGTAGTTTTCAAAACGTTCTTGCAAATAATAAAGAATATTATTAGTTGAGTCCCATTCTACAACACGTCCAACAGCGCCAGTTGTTGATTGAGAAATCTTTTCATCAATTTCAAACTCACCACTGTGAGATGCAACCTTGACTGCATATGTCATTCTTGCCTGTGTTGCAGTTGCAACTGTTGTAGTTCCTCTATTGAAAGGATCAACAACAATACCAACTTCTCTAAAGTCGTTTGCAATTGAGAAGTCATCTGTTTCAGTTTGTTCTAGTCTAGCATTCATCATAACATAATGAGCGCCTAGTTCTGAGATGGCATCATGTCCATGCCCAACTCTTGGTGTGATAACAACATCAATTGCACCACCAGTTCCAGCACCCATAGTTGTTGAAGTTGTCAGAGTATTTGTTGTGTAAACATCTGTCAAATCAACTGTTCCAAAAGTGTAACCAGAGCCTGAAGCTTCAACTTGTGTCTCACCAGACTGTTCACCAAACAACTGAATCTCATTACCAGAAACTTGAATACGAACAATACCACCAGAACCATCACCGTGGATTGGTGCAAAGTATTCTCCGTCAGTGTAACCAGAGCCAGGCGTTACACGAACAACCTTGATTGGCGCACCGTGGAATGGTGCAGTATCAGATGAGTTTGTTTCTGCATCGTTTGATACGGTTGAATCTGTAAACACTGGAATAAAGTCCGAAGTTACAAACTTCTGAACTTGTGCAGTTGTTAGTGTATACATGTATTGTAGATAATAACCACCTTCAAAGAAAGGATCAGATGAGGTAGTCGTTGGGCCTGTTGCACCAGCGGCAATCGCTGCACCATTGTTATTATCCAAAACTTTGTATACTTTGAATTCATCTGTCATAAAGTAGAAGGTAGACTCATAAAGTGAAGTCGCCCCACTCGAAGCAGGGTTTGATGAACTTACGTTATGTTCATACATATCGTAGATAGTTCCATTTGCATAATTTCTACGAGGAACAACATAGGCAACATCTGTAGCACCAATGCGTTTGGCAGCAAGCATTGAGTCCCACTTATAGTTTTCTACAGTTACATCGTCAACTGGAACTGGAGGGGAAATATCTGAACCACCACTTGTCGTAGAGGTAAAAGGTGAACTCTTACCTATGAATAGATAATATTGTGAGGCTGCAGATTCAGAGAACGATTCATAGAATTGTTCTGCATTGTGCTGCCTAAATTTTTCTGTAATAATCGCTGCCATTTTAGTTTTCCATTATTCCTTTTTACAAAGTTATTTATTCGGTTTCTTAGAGTTCATCTGTTACCCAAACTGATAGAACGTTTGATGAACTGATATTATAGGTTGAAGTCTTTGAACCAGTGGTGCTACTCCAAGAACCAACAACTGCGCCACTAGCATTTGCATTTCTATATCCTACGTTTGGTGCATAAGTTCCACCATCTTGTGTTGATCCATCTGCAATATGCCATTCTTCAAGGTTTTGACCGCCAGTTCTATATGACAATACAATTTCAAAGTTCCCTAGGCCTGCCTTACTCCAACCAGCGTTATAATCCCCACTTCCATCAGTAACCGCATGGAATCCTTCACCATAAGCACCAAAGTATGCGGCAAGAGCAGAACGACAAGATGTAGCACCACTACCAGTCAAATCGTTAGATGCAACCAATGGATATGCACTACTTTGGTTTGATCCAGTTGCTGTAACACCATTTGCAGTTCTAGAAGATTTAGAAGTAATTGCAACATCAACAAGTCCTAGTGAAC